ATTGAGGCCGCTCATTTCATTTAATGATTTATATTGCTCAAAAATTAAATTAGATTCATTGTCCATATTATTATTTAATAAATAATTAAATGACATTCGATAAACTATACTCTTCTCTTATGGAAGCATTCGATGAAGACGCAGAATATAAAGGTAGAAAAGTAACTCTTAATAAACCTACAAGAGGTGATGTTAAGAAGTTTAAGGTGTATGTAAAAAACCCTAAGACCGGTAACGTTAAGAAGGTTAATTTTGGTCATGGTGGTACTTCTGCAAAAAGAAAAACAATGAGAATACGTAAATCTAACCCAGGAGCTCGTAAATCTTTTAGAGCACGTCATAAATGTGATCAGAAGAAGGATAGAACAACTGCAGGCTACTGGTCATGCAAAAAATGGTAATTTATTATGAAAACATTTAAAATATTTTTTGAACAAACAGAAATTGAAAGTTTAAAAGCTTTAATTTCAAATCCAGACCCTCAAAGGGTTAAAGAATACGGTGGTACTGCATATGTCGATATGCTTAATAAAAAGCTTGAAAAAGCTCAAAAGGTAGCTGCTATTTACGATCACCTTAAAAAATCACCATTAAGCTCGGAAAGTGAAGAAAATGATGGAGATTATATTGGAAAAAATATAGTATATGCAACTAAAGACACATCAGGTGGTGGTATAACTAGTTTTACATCAAAGGGTAAAGTTGTCGACCACAACAAACAGTATGATGTAATTACTCTCGATAATGGATTAAGAATTAATACTAATTTACATTACCGTAAAGATGGTAATCTCTATCATAAGGGTGACTTTTATATTGATAGTTTAACCTCCACTGAAGATGCCGAAGATAGATGCAAGAGAAAAGCTGATAGTGCATATGGTAAAAAGACTTCAGCCTATAAATCAGGAGCTATTGTAAGGTGTAGAAAAGGTAAAATATGGAAAAAGAAATGAATAAATTTGATACAATATTAGAAAGTCTTTGGGCTAACATTAATAAGAAAAGAAAATCTGGACGCAAATCAGCTAAGAAAGGTTCAAAGGCTTACAAGGCCGCCAAAAAATCAGGTGATAAATTGCATTCTAATAAGATGCGTAAAGCTGGTAAATAATGAATTTTGATGAACTATATGAGTTTTATGTAAATGAAGCTAGTGATAACCTTCATCAATGGTTCAAACGTGGTGGTAAAGATCCAAAAACAGGTAAAAAATTTAGTGGTTGGATAAATTGCAAGACTGGAGGACCTTGTGGTAGAAAATCTAAAAAATCAGGCGGAAGTTACCCTGCATGTAGACCTACAAAAGCAGCTTGCAATAAAATAAAAGGTAAAATGTATAAAAAGAAAAGCTCTAAACGGGTATCATGGAATAAACAGGGTAAATAATTAAATAATAGTATGGCAGTAGATGACAGTTCGGCACCAAAAGGAATACCTAAATCAGGAGAATTAAGCCCTGGAAATACAGGTGCTAATAGAAGTATAAATTTACTTAAAAATATAAAAACTAGTACAAGCCGAACTCAGGTTAACAGTAGTGTAAATTCTTTAAGAAACTGGTTTAGAACGTATGTAGGTACATCAGGCAATTTTAGTAATGCAAAGAGTTCTGGTCAACAAGTTAATTTAAGTGATTTCCACGACACAACTATTCTAGGGGTAGTAGTCACTACAGTTAATGAATCATCTTCTACGTATGGTACTAATAATGATGCAAAAGTCAATATACAAGGTATCTTTGGTGAAAAATACAAATATTATTTTGCTATGAATAACCAACAAAAGATTGCTTTACACGGTCAGGCAGTATCGTTCACCGGTTTACCAGCTGGTACTCAATATAATATGGTAGTTTCATCTTTCGATACCGATGAAACGGTAGCTCAACCAAGTGCATCATTTAAAGTTACAGTTGCATATGAAGGGGCCGGGGAGGTAAGAGGTCAAAATACAACAGGTATAGGTTCATTTGGTTCTAGCGATTCACCTATTAGTTTTACATATACCGATGGTGCTGGTAAAGGTAAAACATCTATTCCATTATATTTGTTACAAGGTTTACAAGACCCTAGTGGTAGACCATATGGAACTTCAATGTCTTACCCATAAATAAGTAAATGGATAACGACATTAAAAATTATACCATAGAACAACTGTCTAATTATATATGTTTTTTAAAAATTAAAGAAATTAGTAAACCGTATACTACTTTAAAAGATGTTTGTAAAATAACATTAAAAAACTCAGATAAAATTGATAAAATAAAAGTATATAATCTTTTATCAAAAAAAATAGAAAATATATATTTTAGTGAAATTGAAGAAATAACAGTCCATGGTATCGATAATAATAATATAGAAATTAATTTAGGCTATATTGATACTATAAATTCAGATTTAAATGATTGTAGTTTAGAATACATATCTAAAGATGAATTAGAAGATTATTATTTAAAAAACGAAGTTTATTTAGTTAATTCTGAAAAAAATATATTTAATATATGTAAAAAATTTGAATTTACTGTAAGAGACTATGAAATAAAAGCAAATACTATTTCTAATGTTGATAATATACAAAATGTATGGAGAAAAACAATAAAAGTTAAAATTGATGAAAATGTTAACGAACTAAATGAAATAAAAAATGAGGCTGATGATGAAGAAGATATTGAAGATATTAATTCTATTATAGAAATGTTTAACGACACAATCACTGAAATAGATTTAAGTGATTGTAAAAATTTAATTGATGTAATTGATACATATCCACCGCTACTCTTACCATTACCTGGTGAATTTAGTAGTATTAAAGATGACATTAATAGTTTTAGTGATAATACCTTAGATGCTGCCTTATCTTTAATTAAAACAATGACATTTAATGAACTTCAAGAAATTTATGATGAAGTATCTGAAATAAAAGATACAAATTATGTTATTACTAAGGTAATAGATAAAATAAAAGAAATTCTTGATAAAGCAAATAATAAAATTAAGCTACCATGGATATTAATAAAATTAGTATCAATAGATTTAATGTTGATTATACCACTAAAAGAAACAATAGAGCAAAGTTAGATACCGGGTTTCATTGTAATTATCACTGTGAGTTTTGCTATTATCTAGATAAACTGGATCAGAAAACATCATATGATACTATTAAAGAGCGTATAGATATTTTACACTCTTATGGTATAGATGAAGTAGACTTATCAGGTGGAGAAAGTTCCATACATAAAGATTGGTTTAAAATATTAGATTATTGTAATGGTAAATTTAAAAATATAAGCTGTTTAAGTAATGGTTCAGTATTTTCTAATGAAAAATTTTTATTAAAATCAAAAAAACATGGGTTAAAGGAAATTTTATTTAGTTTACATGGTTATAATGAAGAAGTTCATGATGATATAGTAGGTAGAAAGAATGGTTGGAAGAAAATTAATAAAGCAATAGACCTTTGCAATAAACATGATATACGAGTTAGAATAAACTGTACAGTTTATCAGAAAAACTACTCAGGGTTAGTAGCTTATGCTGATATTATTAAAAAAATTAAACCTTTTCAAGTAAATTTTCTTACTTTAAACTACTGGGATGATAATAAAACGTTTGAACCTATAGATGATTATAATAAACTAACCGATAATATAAAAAGATGTATAGATTTAATAGTTAATGATGTAAAATATATTAACGTTAGATATACACCTTATTGCTTTATGAAAGGTTATGAAAAATATGTATGTAACCAATATCAACATGTGTATGATGTATACGATTGGAATAAAGAAATATATGACTATGATATTGATGTAACCGAAACATATACACATAATCAAAAAATAGAATTGGGATATGCTAAAGCTAGACATGATAGACTCACTGATTATAAGAAATCTTTGGCCTGTTTTAAGTGTAAATATTTTTATATTTGTGATGGTATTGAAAAACAATTAGATATGGAAGTTTATCCCGAACCTGGTGATAAAATACGAGATGTTAATCATTATAGAAAAGATTTTTACTCATGAGATTTTTAAAATTAGATAAAAGTTATGATTTATTTTTATCAATGACATGGAATAATGATAATAATCACGGAATATCTGGTCATTTATATGAAATATTAGAATATTACTTGGTATTAAGCCGGTATATGAAAATTGGTATATTAATATGCGAAGATATGGATTGGAATACAATAGAAAAAGCAATTAAATCAAAATATAATATAAAAAATGATATAATTAATAAAATTAAAAGTAATACTATTTTTTGTAATCGGCCTAAGTTTGTATCAGGTAAAAATATATTATTTGTCGATGGAGGGTTTACTAGAACCTCGTTAAGGGACGGTATAGTTTTATCTTTTCATAATATATTTTCATTTAGATGTTCTAATAAAGATTACCACTATAATTTACCTTATAAAAATATAACTTTACTACAAGATCAAAGGGTTTATAATGATAAAGATAATGAAATAGCTATAGATTATAAGAAAAAAATAAAGTTTAACATTTATAATAATATTAAAAAGGTAAAAACTGAAACTGCACTGTTATATGTAACTACAAACTGTAGAAAACTGTGTAGTAATTATTTACTTGATGTAGTTATGCAGTATAAGTTTAAAAATTATATAATTTTAACTAATCAGCCAGAATTATACAAGGAACAATTTAAAAATATAAAAAATGTAACTTTCCCTGCTATGCCTTTAGATAATATATTTGAAAAGTTTGATACTTACATATATACCCCAACTTATTCGGTGACTAAACAAGAATTAGGTTGTTTTGACTGTAGTCCAAGATTTATAGCCGAGTGTAAGTACTATAATAAAGATATTATATACCATAATATAGATAAAAACTATTTAGACGTAGATACTGGGTTAAAATATAGAAAATTAGATATAGAAAACGATTTTAATAGTATTATCTTAAAAAATAACGATAAAATTGTAGATATAATACGAAATGAAATATCAAAATGAAGAAATAATAAAAGCTGGTGTAAAAGATTATAATTTAAAAACTTTTTCATGGTATTTGATAGACGTATGTAACCAAGCATGTAAATATTGCGGTGAAGGATATGGTTCAGATATACATAGACCTAAATCTACCTTTTTTAAAAATGATATTCAAAAAAAATCATATAAAAACGTTCTTAAATTATTAAAAATAAAAAATAAAGATAAGTTTGATGTAGATATATTAGGAGGTGAACCTACTCTACATCCAGATATTTATGAAATAATTGAAACTCTTTGCTCTTTTAAAAATAGTAGAGAGATCAGCTTAATAACAAATTTAAAAAAATCTTACGAATATTTTAAAAAGTTTGATAAACCTGAAATGGATAAACTTTTAATATGTCCATCTATACATATGGATTATTATAATGATAAGCTGCTAAACAAAATTATAGATATTAGTAAATTTAAAAATACAAAATTTATACCTATTGTTATGGTACACGATAATCCTAAATTTTATAGTAAAATAATTGAGTTAATAAATATCCTTACAAATGAAAAAATTGAATTTACCGTATCGTTTTTAACTTCTGAATGCGGCTATAAAGTAAATTATGAAAAAAACTTTTTTAAAAAAATAAAACCTTTAACTGAAAGAGATAATAATAGATATAACTTCGAAACTGAAAAAAATAATTATAGTTTAACAAAACATGATATATATGATAATAATTTTTATAACTTCAAAGGTTGGAAATGTAAACCTTTAAGATATAAAATAAATCATTTTGGTGCTATATATAATGCGTGTACTGGTGAAGCTCTGTCTTTTATAAGTAAAGAAAAATGTGTTGAATGTCCATTAACCCAATGCGGTTGCGATATACAATGGAATTATGAAAAAACTAAAGTATGAATAATTTTAAAAATATTAAAAGTTTTGAAATTATTGAAACAGGTGAATGGCCAGATTATGATTTAAAGATTACTTTAAAACCTAGTTTTAGATGTAACCATAAATGTTGGTTTTGTAATGAGTATAGTAATAATACTAAAACTTGGACAAAAGAACAATGCGACTATGTACTGCAAAAACTCAAAGAGATACCTCAAGATAAAAAGAAAATATTTTTTTATTTTTATGGTGGCGAACCAACTTTAAGTAAACATTGGGAATATTTAAACTACAAGTTAATTGAAATGTTTCCAAAAAAAGAATTATTTTTACAAACCCATACTAATCTTAGTTTATCAAAGAGACGACTAGAAACGTTTTTAAAGAAAGTAAATAAAATAAAAAAATCTAATCATATAATTAATATATGTAATAGCTACCATATCGATAAACAGCCTGTAGAACTGTATATCGAAAAAATGGATATATGTAATCGTTATAATAGCTTAGGTTATTGTTTTTTTAGTACAGAAATACCAAAAAAAGAAAAAATGCTTAAAGAGCTTTACGCAATAATTGAAAAATACCCTAAAAAACTAGTAATGAAGTTAACTGAAATTGAAAATTTAGCATTAAAATCTATTAAAGGTTATGAAGAATTAAAGAAAGATAAATATCTTATTGGAAATGATTGCGGTAAAAGTTTAGAATATCGCTATTGGATGAAATATTACCCAGAATTAAGAAATTATTTTGAAAAAGGTTGGAATTTTTTAATTAACGGAGACAGTACTTTGAATTATTCTGATGTTAAAGGTAATAATATTCATAAAAAATTTAAATATATGAAATGTTCTGCTGGTAAAAAAAATATTGTGATAGACCATAATTTATATGTTTATAGATGTAATGATTATAATTATAAAAATATAAAACAAATGAAGTTAAGTGAATTAAATTTTAAAAGTTATTTAAATAAATGTGAAATATGTTTATTAAATGCATGCTTTGACGGGTTAGATTTTAAAAAGGTTAAAATATGAAACTATCAATATTAATATTAACCCATAACAGGCCTCTTTTATTTGAAAGATGTATAAATAGTGTATTGAATAATTTACCTAATTATGATATTGAAATTTTAGTAAATAATGATAGTAATGATATAACTGAAATACATAACGATAAAGTTAATATTTATTATTACTATGAAAAGAATAAAAAATTGACCGATACATATAAATTTTTATATGAAAAGAGTAAAGGAGAATATATATTTTACCTTGAAGATGATGATTATATAAAGTCTAATTTTTTTAAGTTTTTAAATTTTAACTATGATATAAATTTTTTAAACTATCTGTCTAAAGATATTTTAACCTATAAAAGAAATTTAGCATCTTACTATAAAAGATTTTTTAATAAATTTAAGTCTTTAAGTAAAATTAATAATTTATCTGAATTTTTAAATATATATGAGCCAAGAGACTTTCAATTTAGTCAAATAGTTTTTAAAAAAAACGGTATTAAATATTGGCCTACAGAAGATAATATTTTCAATGACTATAAAATTTTTAAATCTTTAGAACTTGAAACAATTTTTTATATTTCCAAACCATTATGGGTACAAACAACAGATGGTAAAGATAATATAAGCTTCAGAATTTTTAATAAAGACAAAAGATTTGAATGAAAAAAAGTACTAACTACATAAAGCAATATGATGTAAAGCATAAGATACAAAGGCTTTATGTGCACTGGGATGTAAGTACACAGTGTCAATTTAAGTGTTCCTATTGTTATGCAATGAAAGACTACGGGGATGAATGGGGTAAAATAGATGATTGGAAAAAACAAAAGCATGTTATAAAAAGTTTAGGTAGAGCTAAATTACCGGTATTTCTTGGGTTACTGGGTGGTGAACCTACAATACACCCACACTACCCTGAACTAATAGATAAGTGTTTAGAAGTGGTTAAAAAACATCCAGATGGTAGGTTATATATAACTACTAACGGTTCTTCTAAAAGTAGCATCTTTCAAAACCACCAATACGATGATAGACTATATTTTCTTTTTAGTTTTCATTCTGAATACGAATTTAAATATAAAAAAGGGTTTGAAATTCTTTTAAAAAATATTGATATCGCAGTTAATAGAGGTTTTAAAGTAAAGGTTAACGTCATGCTTCACTATAATAAAAAACTTTGGCAAAAAACTCATGATTTTGTTGACCAATTAGAAAAATATGGCGATAGAATTAATATTCACCCTCATTTTTTATATGCTGATGGAGATGTACATAAGCTTCAAGATTATGGTAATGATTTTTATAAAGAATTTGAAAGATTTAAAGATTACCCATATTATTTTACTTTTGAAAATAAAAACGGTGATAAAAAAATGTATAATGACTATAATATTTTTGAAAATAAATTTACCAATTTTAAAGATTGGGATTGCTGGAATAATAATTATGAAATATCATATACTGGTATAGTGCACCGGGTCTGTTTTGAACAAAGATCTGATTTATTAAAAGATCCTTTCTTTTTTAGAAATATTGGTAAAATTTGTCCTGTATCATGCCCACATACCAGTTGTAACTGCGATGGTCTGTTAAAAATATATAAAGAGAAGGCAGGTGTAAATGCATAACTATAAAACAGTCGGTCAAGACCAAGATATATTCACTATTGAGGTTAGATTAACATCAAAATGTAACTATAATTGTTATTATTGCACTGATCTTCATTACAATAAAGTACCGTTTGTAGTACATAATGTAAAGCATATATGTGAACTTATAAATACAGCATATAAACATTTTAACAAACCAATATACTTGTATATATACGGTGGTGAACCGACAATATACCCATATCTCTTTGATTATATAGATGGTCTTATAGGAGGAGTAGATTGTGACGTAGAAATTGAAATTGATATACAATCGAATCTATCATTGAAAAATAGTTGGTGGGATAAATTTTGTAAAAAATATTCAGACAAAAATCACTATATAAAGGTATGTGGAAGTTACCATAATACGCAAACAAATATATACACGTTTATTAAAAAAGCACTGATATTAAAAAAATATGGCATGCTTAATATGATATCTCTTATGTATAACCGTAAAAAAAATGTTATGCCGGATTTTAAATTTGCAACAAAAATACTTGGTGATAAACATTGCGAAATATGTCCTTTAATTGATAGTAGAGTTTCACAACCATTAGAAAGTGATATAGCTGAAGTATCATATATCAAAGAAAATGAAGATGTAAATGAATTAAAAAAACATAGTTTCTTTTTTGATGATACAATAACAGTAGATGATCAAAAAAGATCTAGATTTAGTTTCTGGCTTTCGAATGATAATACCTTTACAGGTTATCTTTGTAATGCTCCTTTAGATAGAATCGTTATCGATTGGGATGGTAGTTGTTTTTTTTGTGAGAGCCATTTATTTTCAGACACTAAACCAGTTTTTAATATAAATGAAAAAAATGATTATAAATTATATTTTGAGGATATAAAACCAAAAATATGCAAATTTAGTAAATGTTTTTTCAATATAGAAAGTAAGAAAATAAATATAGGAAGAAAGGTTTCTAAAATATCTAAACTAAATAAAAAAAATAGTATAGAAAGAAAAATATAATGAAATTAGATATAGATATATATAAAATAGGTAATAATACTATTTTTTATCGTAAAGGTAAACTATTTCTTAAATGTAAATTATTACAAGGTAAGTATGATTACAAAAAAGCATATTTTGAAAATTATTATAATCATACAAAAGCTAATTTTTTACTAAAATATCATTCAATAACTCAGGATTATTTATATTTTGAATTCCCACACAACACAACATGTAAATTTAAATTTTATAGTGAATATGATTTTAGCACTTCTATGTCAAAACTTATTAACTTTTTTTATAAAAAAGAAAAGGAATTAAATAAAAATCACCCATACATTTTAAGGGTAAAAGAATTACATGATAAACAACAAAAAATTGATAATGATTTAATATTAAAAGAACTTAAAAAACATATAGATTACCCTGAAAATATAAAGTTTTACATTAATGTCGTTACAAATTTAAGGGTTAATGATCTTATCATTAATCGAAATACTAATCAATTTTTCTTTATAAACTATAATAATTTTGGTATAGATCCTCTCGATATACAACGTATTGAATTTGATAATAAAGACGTATGGATATAACGAACAATATAACACATTTCAAACCATGTGGTGGTAATTATGATAAACCACTTGAAATAATATACTACCTTCTAGGTACCTGTAACTATAATTGTGATTACTGCGCTTGGAGAGATTTAAAATATAAAGAAAATAGTTTTAAAATACAAAAACAGATACTAGATAATTTGTTTAAAATAAGAAAAAAATCAAATTTATTTTTATTTGGTGGTGAACCAACTTTATGTACATATTTTAAAGAGTTAATTGAATATATTTTTAAAAATAAACCAAAATCAATGACCGTTGAATTGCAAACGCATGGGGAATTAAACCCTATTATTATTGAACAAATTAAAAAATATAATATTAATGTTTCTGTTTCAATACATTACAATAATATAAAATCGATAACTAAAGTACTAAAAAATATATTATTGCTAAACAATTATAACATTTTACATAGGATCGATTTTATGTTTGAAGAAAAAAATATAAAGAAACAAAAAATTTTTTTTAAAATGTTGGAAGATAAAAATCTATTACCCGTTATAACTCCAACGTTTGGTTATATGAATCTACCAGATTTTAAAAAACAATATTCAGATGCAAAACTACTATATGATAGTTTTAAAGATTGTATCGAAAAATGTAAAGATATTGAAGATTATGAAATAAGTATTGATAATGGAGATATAAGTATAAAAGATGCATCGGAATTATATCAAATGAATTTAAATTTTAATGGATGGAAATGCAATGCAGGTAGTAAAATGGTTATTATCGATAATAAAGGCAATTTTAACCAATGCACGAGTAGTTATTTTTATGATACCGTAAAACAAAATATTTTTACTAATTATGATAGGTTTATAAAAATGATAACATCAACTAGTTGTATATGTAAATATACAAAATGTAATTGGGATTTATGGGTTGATAGAGTAAAGCAATAGTATTATGGTTATTGATATAGAATTGACTGAAAATTGTAGCTTGCAATGCCCTGGATGTTTTCTCGAAGGTAGATCAAAACGAGAAATGCCTTTAACATTATTGAGACGTATAATTAACAAATATAAACCATCCAAGGTTGTATTACGTGGTAAGTGCGGCGACCCTACATATCATACAAAAATTATTGAAATTGTTAAATTTATAAAATTAAAAGACATTTTAATACAAATGGATACAAATGGTCAACTACCGGTTGTGGTTAAAATTGATAAATATATGAATAAATTAGATGTTATAAATTTTTCAATAGATGGGTTTTACCAGGAAACTTATAAAAAATATCGTATAAATGGTAACTTGCAAAGAGCTTTAAAGCATTTAACATTAATGAAAAATTGCACGGCTGTATATAAAACAATTTTATTTGATTATATTACGGGAGAAGAAAAAAAAGATATACTAACTTTTTGTAAAGAAAATAATATATCAACACTATTTGAAAAGCCGTGGAAGAAAATAAATAAAACGTTTAAAAATGTAAATAAATTTAAATGCCGATCCGGTTCAGATGAATTACCTATTTTATTTGATTTAAACGGTTATATATATCCTTGTTGTAATTTATTGCCTAATAAATTTAAAAATAACGATTATACACCTAAATATACTATAAATAGTAAACTTGTTAAAAGTATTACAAAATTTGATAAAACTAATTGTGACAGCTGTAAGTTAACTTGCGGTATACATAATAACATACAGAAAAAAGTAAAACAATACCTTTAAAAAAGTGGGAACACATATATAATTAGTATTAATGTATGATATACCCTAAAGATTATAAAATTTTAAAAGCTAACGGTCTTCAAGGTATTCATGATTTTGAAGGTGAAGATTTTTATGAATTTCAATTAAGAATTACAGACTATTGTAATTATGATTGCAGTTATTGTCACTGGAAGTATGGTCATCATTATAATTTTGAAGATATTAAAAAAACGATATCTATAGCTTTAAAAAACATTAAACATAAAAATTATAGAATTTATTTTCATGGTGGTGAACCTACAACACACCCTAAATGCAGAGACATTATTGAATATATTTTTTCTTTTAATAAAAATATAATAGTAGAATTTCAAACTAATTTATCGGTAGGTGAAAAATATATAAAGTCTTTAATAGATAGATTTAAGCATAATAAATTAGAAATTAATGTATCATACCATGATAAATTTGTAAAAGATTTTGATGAGTTATTAAAAAAAATAGATATACTACATGAAAATAATGTTTTAGGTAAAATTGATATTATGCTTGAGCATGATAAAACACAAGTAGATAACATTATAAAAAATAGTAAAAAACTTTTAAATAAAGATTATTCTAAAAGAGTGGAATTAATACACGGGTTTATTGATTATGATAATTCAACTAATTATTATAAAGATTTAATGGAAGAATATAAAGAACATATGTTTCATGAAAATTATGAAGTAACTCATTCTAACGGTGATGTAAAAATATATAATACTAATGATTTTTATAGTGAGGGTATATCATTTAAAGGCTGGACATGTTCCGTAGGTAAAAAATATATTATAATAAACGGAGATGGTAATTATTTTATGTGTTGTGCAAATACATTAACACTACCTTCTGGTAATTTATTAAAAAATGAAAAAATATTCAATTTTAAAGTTAATAACTATACTAAATGTAAATGGGATTGCTGTAAAGGTGAATTCTATGTAGAAAAATTTAAATGAATATTATTAAAAATGTGATGCTTGTTTTTTCAAAAAAAAATATTAAATTAATATATGTCAACTTGTATTGAAAATATATCCGGTAGTGATCTATCATTACTTCTATTAAAGATGGTAGATAATTTTTTAATTGAATACTTTCCGGAAGAAAAAGGTATTTTAAATATAATTAAAACGTTTAATTTTTATTTAAAATTAAATGATGCAATGTCAGAAGAACTTGGAAATTATTTAAAAAGAAATATTATTTCAAAATCTTATGAAACATATGAACATACTAGATTATTATCACCAGATTGGGTGAAATCATTTATTAAATCAGATGGTAGATATAAATTTACTAAAGAGCAATTTGCGTTTATAAACCACTGGCATCATGCGACTGTAAATAATATAATTTTAACAAATATAGTTTTTGAAAGTAATATACATTCCTTTGAACCGAGTAAATATTCTAATGATTCATTTAAAAAATTAGCGTTATTATTTTATTTAGCTCGAAATCATCAAACAGAGGATGTATCTAATAGTGTAATCGACCATGTGTTTAAGTTTTTTAAAGAAAAGGTTAAAGCTCCAAGATGGAAAGAAAAATTCTTTAATACTACAAAGTTAGAACAAAAAAGAATTAAAGAAGAGCTTACCGATGACTAAAAAATTAAGTTTCTTTATTTAAACAAAAAAAAATAAAATGATTAGTAATGAAATAGTTACTTATTCACGGGATAAAGGGTTGACCCATATACCATCAGCTTTATCAATGTCGACCTATGTAGAATTTTTATTTGAAAACAAAATAATAGTACCATATAGAGATAAAATAGTATTAGGTAAACCGTTTGGCTCTCAAACATATTATATATTATGGAAAAAAATGGGTTTATTGAAAGATATAAATAATCTTTCTGTAGGGGTTAAGCATAATGAAATCGATTTTGTTGATTATGGGGAGGAAACAATGGGTAACGCATTAGGGGTCGGTTCCGGTATAGCATTATCAAATAAAGGTAAAAGAGTTTGGGTAAATATAACCGACGCGACTTTGCAAATGGGTAGTACCTTAGAAGCTATACAATATATCGGTCATAATTGTATTAATAATATTTTATTAACTATTGATAATAACAATTATCAGGTAACAGGTAATACAAATAATGTTTTAACTGTTGAACCTGTTATAAAGTTAGCCCAAAATTATAATTGGCATGTAATAACAGTAAATGGTCACTGTAAAAATACTATTTTAAAAAAGCTTAGTAATTTAGATAAAATTAAAAAACCTATATTAATTAATTTTTTAACAAAAAAGGGTAAAGGTGTAAAATATATGGAAGATGACCCTGTAAAGTGGCATTATAAAACTATCGATAGTGATGAGATTTAATATAGCAGGCGCATTTAGTAAAAGTAAAGAACTAAGATTATATTTTTTTAAACATAAAGATATAATTAAAAATTTTGATATAACGGTTTATGATGGTATTAATAATTGCCCATGGAATGGTGGTCGTATAAATAGAGATATATCTTATGATGATAAAGTTATAAATTTTTATTACCGTAATAATATTTCAATTGCACTTACATTTACCAATCCAGTTATTGATATTACCGATAAAATAGGTAATAAATTACTTAAAAAATTTCATAGAGAGGGTAATGTTATAATTACTGCAAACGAAACATTACTTAATTATATCAAAGAAAAATATCCCTTATATAAGCATACAAGATCAATTACAAGCTTTGGTAAGATAAACGTTCCAATGACAGATGATGATTTTAATTTATATAAACAACTTGAAAAACAATATGATTATATTGTACCCAGATGCGAACATATATTTGATAAAAGATTTATAGATTTAGACCAAAATAAATATGAAATTATGCTTAATGATACATGTATTTATAATTGCCCGTATTACGGTATACATTTTGAAGAAATAGCTAAACAAAATATACTTTATAAAAATCCGTGGGTCGATGCCGGTAAAAAGAAGATGTATGAAGTAGAAGAGTGTTGGTTATCTGAAAGATCTACATATAAAAAACCGGAAGGATTTGATCCAGATATTGGTCAAAAAAAGGTTATTGAAAAATTAGGAGATTCTTATGGTATGGATTTAAAAATATCACAAATAAAGCAACTTATGAAACAAGGTGTAAATAACTTCAAAATTACTGGTCGTGAAATGACATTTGAAGATTTTTCAAGTGAACTTAATATTTATCTTAAAGACGTTTATAAATAAAATGAGAAATACATTAGATATATTTTTATCAAAATACAACAACCCAGATCTATATTTTTTACATGCTGATATGTGGAGCTTCGAAAAATTTAAAACTAAATACCCTGAACGATGTTTAAATTTTGGTATTGGTGAAACTAATATGGTAAACGTTGCTGGAGGGTTAGCTAGTCAAGGTAAAAAGGTAATTATTTACGGGGTAGCAGGTTTTGTTTACCAACGTGCTTATGAACAATTAAAATTTAGTGTGGTTAATTTTGGTAAAAATGTAACGTTAGTTAATGCCGGTGCAAACGGTTGTTATAATAGATGTGGTATAGGTCATTTACCTGATGATGATTATAAACTAATGAATGCTCTCAATATTAATTGTCATGAACCTACAACACGTTCAGAATTTCTTAACACTTTAACAGAATCTATTAAAGATAATAAAACAAATTTTATAAGATTAGGTTGGGATAACTGTAAATGGTAAAAAATTTAGATAATTTAAATATTAATAATGTTAAAGAAGCCGGTGATAAAGATTATAATTTAATTACGTTTTCATGGAATCTTATTGATATTTGTCAGTATAGGTGCAGTTATTGCAGTGCAATGAATTTTAATCTTAACACATTTAAGAAAAAACCTCATTTTATTAAAGCATGGAAAAACACTATTAAATTTTTAAAGTTAATGGTTAAAACTCCATATGCAATTGAAATTCTTGGTGGTGAACCGACTTTACACCCGGATATTGAAAATATTATCTCAGAAGCAGTTAAGGATAAATATTGTATACAAGTTGATTTAATTACTAATTTAGCAAAACCTTACGATTTTTATAAAAAGTTAGATGTTAAAGAAAATAGTAAACTGACTATAGAAGCATCTCATCACCCTGAATATTGTGGAAATAAATATATTCAAAAAGTTATAGATTTAAATAATAATTTAGAATATATCAGTATATTTTCAAATATAAATCTACCAGATGATCAAAAACATTGGAAGCAAACAAAAGATCTTATTGATAAATTTAAAAAAAATAATGTGTTTATTAGTCTTAACTTTTTGCAAAGTGTTGGTACCGGCCCGGTAGGGGGTTGGGACCCAAATTATACAAATGATTTTTGGAAATATTTTCATGATTACATTAACCCGGTGGAGCAGGAAAAATTAAATTACGGTAAAGGTGTAGGTATTAAAAATGCAACATTATATTTAAATGAACATGCTAATGAAATAACAACCAATATCAAATATATTGATGATGAAGAAAGACAATATATATTATCAGAAGCTGACATTAATAAATATAAGCTTAATAGATTTAAAGGTTGGAGTTGTAAATCATTAATGTACACTATTAATATGGACGGTACTATAAAAAATTCATGTACTAATGAAGTTGTACCTATAACAAAACTTAATAAAAAACATCTAACTAAATGTGTTAAATGTCCCCTTACTCAGTGTTCATGTGATACCATGTTTTTATTCTCTAAAACTAATCCTAAATATGACAAAATCGATTAATATATTTACAGGAGCTGAAAAGGGGTTTTTAGCAAGTAACTTAAAAAACCAAATAAAAGGTATAAATTATGATTACGGTGATGTTTTATTATATAAAGAGTATAATCATATAAATAAAATATTTCATTTTGCTGGGCCAAGTGATGATTTTGATTTTAAAGATAGTAATAGAGTTGTAGATGTAATTATAAATGGTACAATTAATATGTTACAACTTGCAAAACAATCGAATGCTAAATTTATTTTTGCCAGTACAAAAGGGGTTGAAGCTCCGAATAACATTTATTGTTACAGTAAGTTATTAATGGAAAAATATATTCAAGATAATTATGATAATTGGATTATTTTAAGAATACCTAGAGTGTATGATAAAACAAGGAAAAAGGGATTAATGAAAAAAATTAGATTAGATTTAATTCCAGAAAAAGATATGAACAATAAAATTTATTTTTTAACTTTAAATAATTTTATTGATAAAACTTTGAGTGTTATAAATGATAGAAACATCATATATGATTACCATAATCTCGATTGTAAAACAATATCGGATATTAAAAAATTATATACATAAAAATTTAATATCATTTAAAATATATTTTTTCGTCGCGGTTCAATGTAAGCTTACCGACATCCATTAAAACCGTATTTGTATTATTATTTAAATATGTATTCATTTCTATAGCAGCTTTCGAAAAGCCAGAATCTCCGGACCCAATTAAATTAACAGCCATTACTAAATTAATAAAATCAATATCCGTTTCGTTTGAAGATATATTAATATCTATTTTTTTGTATTTTTCAATTTTATTAAAAAAATATTTTAAATAGTTTATACAATTATTAACTTTTATTTCCGTTTTTGTAAAGTCATCATTTAATAAATTATATTTTTTACTATTAAAAAATCTTGAATATTTTTTAATTTTACACATTTTACGTATTACATCTACGTAACCTTTACCTAGAAAAACAATAGATGTTACGATTTTTATTGAAGTTATATTTTTATGTTTTTTTAAAAAAGTAATTACTTCATCAGATGAATCAACTATATGGTCACCACATCTTAAATGTACTACAAGTTCATTTTTATCACGATAAAAATTTAAATTATTTTCTTTTAAAAAATCATAAATAGAACATTTTAAAGCTTCTTTTTGATTTTTACTTAAATTGGGTCTTTTTTCTATTCCAAAATTTATGTTTCTACCATTTTCAAGTTTAAGCCCGTTTGCATGTATTTTATTTAAGTATTTAAAAATTAAACTTTTATTATATACAGGGTCGTTTAAAATTTTTCTTATTCTATATTTATAATCAAATATTTGATATAATATATCTCCCAAACAATATATTCTATTATGAGGTGATAATATAATATTAAAATTTTTAAATTTTATTATATCATACTTAATTTGACTCATTCAGTTATTTAATTAAATACAATTACTATTAATAATGAATATTTTAATAATTGCAGCACACCCAGATGATGCAGAGTTAGGTATGGGTGGTACTATCAGTAAGTTATCTAAAAATAATGATATAACTCTATGTATATTATGCAAAGGTAATAAACCTGGGAAAGAATATGTAGAAAATAAAAGAATAAAAGCTTTACATAAAAATATAAAAACTTTAGGTATAAAAAAATTATATATTAATAATTTTGATGATGTTAGTTTAGATACCATACCACATATAAAAATTACTTCCTACTTAAATGAAATCATTAATAAAGTTAAACCACAAATAGTTTTTACAAACCATGAAAACGATGTACATATTGACCATTATACCCTATCAAAAGCAGTAAAAGTAAGCTGTAGACCGAGAAATAATAGTACAATTGAAGCTTTATATGAATTTCCGATACCAGGTAGTACGGAATGGTCATTTAAAAATGTAAATTATAATACTTTTATAGATATATCTAAACACTCAAAAAAGAAATATAAATGTATAAAAAGATATAAAACAGAAATTAATAACTTACCTGATCCTTTGAATGTAAATTTTATTAAATATAGAGATAATTATTTTGGTAGTATATCAGGTAATAAAAAAGCAGAACCATTTATTTGTATATATAAAAAAGATATTTAAATGAAACCTATTTTAATGATCCATGAGTTTAAAGAAGATTTTTTAAACTTAAATTTAGAAGATTATATTTTAACATTCGATGATGGTTTATATACTCAATATCTATTTTTAGATGAGTTGTTAAAAATTAATACCGATAAATATTTTTTTATTAGTAGTGGTATAGTTTGTGAAGAAACTACAAAACAAGATAATACTTATATAACTTCTTATAATGCTCACAAAAAAGCTTTTAAAGGTAATTTTACTAATTATATGAAATGGTCTCAAATAAAAGAAATTTTTAATAAACCAAATTGTTATATCGGTTGCCATAGCCATTACCATAAATTGAAGACAGCTGATTGTGTTGAATGTATTATTGAAGATAATAAACAAATGCATTATGAATTTATAAAAAATTTAGATTTTATACCTGATAATTTCTGTTTTCCATATAATTATGAAACCCCTCTTTATAAAGAAATATTAAACTTAAAAGGTTTTAAAAATTTTTACAGTGCTGAAAGGATTGATATAAATGATATATAAAACAATTCATCAAAGTTGGTCTACTGAAATATTACCAGCAAAATATTTAAAAATAAAAATACAAAATAAAAAATTTTTTAAAGATTGGAACTATAAACTATGGACAGATGATGAAAATGATTTTTTTATAAAAAATAAATACCCATCCTTTTATAAAATATATAAAAATTACAATCATTATATTAATAGGGTTGATGCAGTTAGATATTTTTATCTTTATGAATATGGTGGTTTGTATTTAGATTTAGATATTATAATTAAAAAGGATATTACTAAATTATTATCTAAAGGTAAGTGTTGTCTTTTTTCTCAAAAAGCTATAAATGATTATTTTTCAGTAAAAAAATATGAAAAATATATAGACCCTATGATTATGTATTCATCTCCAAAAAATAAATTTTTAGAAAAACTTATTAAAAAATTACATACTAATGGTAATAATAAGAAATATAATAATGTATATGATAATATGGAAGTTGCAGGTCCTGCATTTTTAACAAAAAACTTTACAGTTGGTGATGATGTGGATGTTATTAGTGATAAAATAATAACTAAAAAAAATTTAAAATATTATGATGATGTTTATGGTATACATCTATGTGATAATAATTGGGTAAAATGAAAAAAAGCGAAGAATTATATAATAAAATTAAAATTACTGAAGATATGTTAGATTATAATGTAGCTAATATATTGATTGGTGATTTTAATAAAACTTATGACCCATATACTAAAATAAATAGAAAAAATTTAGCGTATGATGGAAAATACAAAAACACTATTTTAGGTATATATTTTAGACACCCTTATATATTAAAAAAATTATATGAACCAGGTTATTCAGGCCCTTTATTAAAAATATCAATTGATAAATATATTAAAAATAATTTAAATAGTTTAATACTACCAGATGATGATGAATTAGTAATTTATTTTAGATTAGGAGACCATGTTATTAATTGGTATGGTGGAGAAATTACATATAAAAATAATATATTTTTTGATTATAAAAAACTTATAGATAAAAAAATAAAGAATAATAACTTTAAAAAAATAACAATCGTAACTAATTTGGCTTTTTGTGGTACCAAAAAACATAAAAAAATTATAACTGATGATATTAAAAAAAGTTATTTTTATAAAATATTTCAAGAAAAAAATTCCTTTACTTTAAATAAAGCAAACTTAAATATTAATAGAAAAGTATTTATACCTATTTTAGATGAAATTACCAACTTATATAAAGATTATGAAATTGATATTGTTTCAAATTATAATCCCGATTACGATATATGTTATTTGTATAAAAATGGTTTTTTAGGAGATTATAGAAACTCGTGGTATGGTATTTTTAACTATAATGGTTAAATAGATTATTATGAATGAAGAAAATATTAAAAATATAACTGAGCAGTTTAATTCTTTTGATGAAGAAATTCAAAAATTTAATGAAAAGGGTGTTGCTGCTGCAGGTACAAGAGCAAGAAAAGCATTATTAGAAATAGCTAAACTAACAAAAGCTATTAGAAAAGATATACAAGATGTAAAGAATGCTGATAAAGCATAAATAATAATGTGATTACTTTTAAAAAATTCTTTGAGTCTAATAAACCTCTCGGTTTGATAGAAACTATAACATTTAAAGAATTGGGTCCCGTTGAAGCTAAGATTGATAGCGGCAACGGGGCTTATAATGTCTTGCATGGTATTAATATTCAAGACAATAGAGAACAGGTAACTTTTGAAACAGTTAATAATAAAACCTTAACTAAACCTATTAAAGAATATATCGATATAAATGTAGGTTCAGGTCCAGATGGAGAGCCTACTATTGATAACCGTCCTGTTGTTGAATTTGATATTGAAATCGGTGGTAAGACCTATTCTAATACTAAATTCTCTATAGGTTCAAGAGAAGATAATGAATATAAGATACTCGTAGGTAAAGAGTTTATTGAACAACTTGGTGGTGTGATCGATGTAAGTAAAGAAGGTAATTTAGATTAATTATCTTAAACCAGTAGTTTCAAATACATCTCTTGCAACACCTGCTGAAAATCCTCCTTCAACACCTTTAACTATAACTGATATAGCATTATGACTATGTAGACTTTCATTATGAGATGCTACAATCTTAAAGTCTTTAATACGAGACTCACTACTAAGCTTTTCATACATTAAACGTACCGCATCTTCAACAAACTTTAGATTAGAACCATTTAGTTCAGCAAACGCTTGCTCATCTTCTCTCTTAACCATAACTTGAGTCTCAGTTTGTAAAGCAGCTAAGCATAACTCTTGTATATCTTCTACCCATAACATATCGTCAAACTTAACACTAACTCTTGCAACACTTCGTTGACTATGAGGTACAGTAGCACGGTTACGATACTTCTCAGCATGCTCACTCAATTCAAAGCTACAAGGACATGCAGATGAATATACAAAGTCAAAGTGAATATACTTCTTAAATTCTCCATCCTTAGTTACATCACCTTCAAATACTACATCATAATATTGATAACCTTCTAACCCACTACGTAAACTAGTTTGCTTAATAGGATATGAAATTTTAAGCATAATTCTTGAGTCGAAGCATTTAAGATTCTCTCTATACGACTCTAATACATCTTTAATATTATTAATACTAAAAATATCATCCTTATGGTCATAAAAACTTCTCATTATACGAGACATATTAATGCCTTTCTTATGAGCTTCTAAACTAACACTACCAGTTACACTAGTTTCAAGATTAATGGTCTTACCATCTCTCTTCTTATATGTTAGAGGTAACTTAAAATTATGTATACCTACTTGTTGAATAGGTACTGCAGCCCCTTGAATTAAACTTGATGGTCCATTCTGTAGGTCAGGTAGCGATGAAATATATTTTCTATCAGCTTTAACCTTATTATCATAAACTCTAATAGGTGGAAAATAACCCTTACTATATTCTTCACCCATTAATTCTTTTGCAATAATATCTTTTTCACCAGTAAGTTCACTTTCACTTACATCATCACCTAACCACTCATAATTATTATTTTTATCGGACATATATCTATTATACCGTATAGATTAAATATTTCAATGACCGATAAAGAATTATTTGAGAAAGTTGAAAAAAAATTTTTTCCTGAAAAAGCTATTAAATTAGAAAGATTTAATAAAACAAAATTTCAAAAAGTTATTAACGAAATTAGAGGACCATCTTCTCCAGGACCTGTTAGTTCTGGTGTAGGTAGTTTTTTAAATAGAGCTGCTGCAGCTATTCCTGGTACTAGAGGGTATAGAATGAGAAGTGCAGAAGCTAGAAAACAAGAAGCTTTAGCAAAGCAAGAAGAATTAAAAGCAAAAAAACAACAACAAGAATTAAAAGGTGGTGGTATACAAGGAAAATCTGAAATGAGCCCAGAATTGAAAAAAGTTTATATGGGTGATCTTAAATTTAAGAATGCATATGATAAATTAGCTAGAGGTGAACAGTTAACTTCAATTGAAGACGCAGATTATAAAAACGGTATGAAAAAGGTTATGCTGCAATAAAAGGTGTTGATATTGAAGCAGGTAAAGAAGCGGCTAAAAAAGAAATAGCTCAACAAACAGAAAAAACTTTTATAGATGGTACAAGTCAATCAGCTCCAGAAATTGGTAAATTTTTTACAGATCCAAAAAATAAAACAGATAAAGATATCTATATAAAATTTTTATTACAAGATGATAATTATGGTAAACCAACTGATGTTGAAATAGTAACTTTAGCTACAAATAAGTTAACACCAATATTTAAAAAGCATCCTAATGAAGTTAATTCCTTTATAAAATATATTAAATCACAAAGTCAAACAAAAGATCCAAAAGTACATAAAATTCTTTTTGATAATATACCTGAAGGTATGAAAAGCCAGCAAAGACAACCAGGTTCTAAAAGAAGTCCAAAATTAAGTCCTAGAAATGTAATGGATAAATTAAAAGTTGCAGCATCACAAGCTGGTAGATCTTTAGAAGAACAAAGATCAGAAATGATTAGACAAGCTAACAGATTTAGAGATCAAATAGGTAAAGAAGTTAAAGGTACTAGTGGAGCAGCATATATTTTGCAAGATATAGATCAAGAAACTGGTATGATGACTTTAAAAGATAAGAATAATGTTAATCAATACAGATTTGCAAATCAATTACAGCAACCTACTCAAGAAGAATTACCTTTAGATTCAAGTGAAGAAAATTTTGAGGATATTATAAAAAGATATAGATGATTATCTCGTCCCTTCTCTCTTATCTAAAGATATTATAAAATTTTTTTTTCTAGAGTCAACTATTATTTTAAAAAAAAGTTGATTTTCATTAAATTGTTATCATAATAATAGTATGAGATATGTATCAACAAAAATTATACCGATGGGTAGTACAGCCTTTCGTCAGTGGAGAGCAGACAGTCATTGTAAATTAATTCATGGCTATAGATTACAATGTAAGTTATGGTTTACAGCAGATGAATTAGATCAAAAGAATTGGATTTATGATTTTGGTGGTTGTAAAGAGATTAAAAATCTTTTAGAGAAGCAATATGACCATACAACTGTAGTAGCTGCTGATGATCCAGAGTTAGATACATTTAAGTTAATGTCTGAAAAGGGTATGATTGATTTACGTATTGCTGATAAAGGTGTTGGTATTGAAAGAACTGCTGAATGGGTATATGAAAATGCAAATAAGCTTGTAACCGAACAAACTAATAACCGTGTAAGAGTTATTAAAGTAGAAGTTTGGGAGCATGAAGGTAATAGTGCTATATATGAAGAATTATTGAATACAATTAAAGATGAAGGTCATCTTCAAAATGTAGATACTGCTAAAAGTCTCCATGAACTAAAAGAACAGGAAATAGAAGCCTCAGCTATTATTAATGATGAAGTTAGAAATGAACCGGTAGAAGATCAAGGTCCGAAAACACCTCCTCTATATAACCAAACATCAAAAGGTATTGGTAACCCGTTCGCTGGTACTTCATGGGGTAACTAGTAATGGATATAGGGGACGTTTATCAAAATAATGTAAACAAAAACCCTGTTATACAAACTGGTATATCTAGCGGTATACCTTCTACTAGAGAACGTGACCCACAACAAGTTAAACTAGAACAGGATGTGTTTAGTAAGATGGTAGAGGTATCTCAACCTCAAGAACAGGGACAAAAAAAAGACCTACCTAATATTAATTTACAACAGGTAGGTCTTGCTCAAGCTATGAAAGAATTATTGGATAGTGTTGAGTCTTCCGACGATAAATCTTAAAATTTTACTTCTAACAATATCTTCTTCATCAAATTTAAACGTCGATATACCTTCATCTTCACATACCGGGTCATTAAAAGCTTTTAATATGCTTTTAAACCCACTTTTTACACCGATATCAGCTTGCTGTGTATCTCCAACCACTAGATATTTACTATCCTCACCAAAACGTGTTAAAATAGTAGTTAGTTCGGAATTTGTCATATTTTGCGCTTCATCAATAATAACGCAAGCATTTTTAAATGTAAGACCTCTTGTAAAGTTAACCGGTATACACTTAATATAACCTTTATTCATTAGATTACCACCAGCCCCTGCAGTTGTTATTTCTTCAAGTTTATCAATCAAAGGCATTGACCATGGAGCAAATTTTTCTTCTAACTCACCTGGTAACGCACCCATACTTCTAGAAGCACTTTCAACAATAGACCTAATATAAATTATATTATCTATTTGTTTTCTATTTAGCATTTTTAATGCTGTTAATACAGCCAGATATGTTTTTGCTGTACCTGCTGGACCGTCGACCATACACATTCGGGTATCTTGATTTAAGGCTTTAACTAAAAAATCTACCTGATTTGGTGTCAATTTATAGTCTTCATTTATTTTGAAGTCTAAATCCCAATTTACATTTGGTTGTTCGACTGTACTATCAGAGACTGAATCTATA